CACTGCCGACAATTACAAAATGGTCTATCAAATTGCTGTGCCGCTGTCGGTCGAGGAAGGTGCGCCCAACTTCATCAAACAGGCCTATCAGCACATCAAAACGCTGCCTGACTGGCAAGGCGCAACAGATTGTTGACAGTTAAAGAATGCGGGTTGACAATAACCCAAAACCTACCGATGGGTTTTCATCGGGTTAATTCGTAGGGATACCTATGTCGGAAACAGTAGAACGCGTTGCCAGTAACCTGGTGACAAGTGAGAATTTAGCGGAATTCACGGCCCAAAAACTTGGTCTAGTTGATACGCCAGCACCCGAGGCGGCAAGCGAAGACGCTGACAGCGCCGCAGCCGAGCCGGATGCCCAGGACGATCAGAGTGGACAGGATGGGGAAGGGAAGGACGCGACAGCAACAGAGGAACAGAAGGAACGCAAGCCCAATCCGAAGTTGGAAAGGCGGTTTTCTGAGATAACCAAGCAACGCGAAGCAGCCCGCGAAGAAGCGCGGCGAGAGCGCGAAGCCAGGGAAGCGATGGAAACCAGGCTAAAGGAACTGGAAGCCAAGGTCAATCCGCAACCGGCGCAAGCCGACCAGGATGAAATTGGCGAGGAACCCAAGCCGGAACAATTCAGCGATATGTACGAATACGCGAAAGCGTTGGCCGAATATACCGCTGATAAGAAGTTGGCAGAACGGGATAGAGAGGAAAAGGCCCGCAAGGCCGCGGCTGAACAGGAAGTGAAATTCAAAGCCTGGGCAGACCGTGTGAACGCAGCCAAGAACGAACTACCCGACTTTGACGACATGGTGCAAAGCAGCGACGTTCGGGTGTCAGACCCCGTGCGCGATGCCATCATCGAATCAGAGCATGGCCCGAAGATTCTTTACTACCTTGCTGAAAACAGCGAGTTTGCAAAGAAACTGGCCGATATGTCGATTGTTTCAGCCGTCCGCGAGATTGGAAAAATCGAGGCCCGATTTGAAAAGGGCGCGAAAGCAAGCGAACCCGAAGCGAAGCCTGTTGTTGGGAAGTCAAAAGCGCCAGCGCCGATCAATCCGCTGCGTGGCGCGGTCAGTACAGTAGATGCGGGCCTGGATGCCGATGGCAATTTCCACGGAACGTATCAACAATGGAAAGCCGCCCGCAACGCGAAGAAAATCCGCTGACAATTAACCCTTTTTCAAGGAAACTGAAATGTCCAACAATTTGCTTACCATCAGTAAGATCACCAACGAAGCGTTGATGGTCTTGGAAAACGAACTGACCTTTTCGAGCGAAGTCAACCGCGAATATGACGATCAATTCGCAGTTGTCGGCGCGAAGATTGGTAACACCCTGAACGTCCGTCGTCCTGGCCGATTCATCGGTACGACTGGCCCCGCGCTGAACGTTGAAGACTTCAACGAAACCAGCATTCCCGTGACCCTTTCGACGCAATTCCACGTCGATACCCAATTCACCACGCAAGACCTGGCACTGTCCCTGGATATGTTCAGCGACCGCGTGTTGAAACCGGCTGTGGCTGCTATCGCCAACAAGATCGACTTTGACGGTCTGACCATGGCGAAAAACAACACCGCCAACATCGTGGGTACGGCTGGCACTCCCCCGTCGGGTCTTATCACCTACCTGACCGCCCAGGCTTACCTGGATTCGGAAGGTGCGCCCCGCGATGGCCGTCGTTCGTGCATCATCGAGCCGTTTACCAGCGCAACCATCGTTGACAGCCTCAAGGGCCTGTTCAACCCGCAATCCGCTGTCAGCACCCAGTACCAAAAGGGTCTGATGGGTCGTGATTCCGGTGGCATGAACTGGAAGATGGATCAAAACGTGGTGGCGCAGACTTTCGGCGCGTGGACAACCACCGCTGGCACTCTGACCGCCAACACCCAATCCATCGGCATTTCAACCGGCTGGGCATCGTCTTCGACCATCACGCTGACCCACAGCGCCGGTCTGACCCTGCGCCAAGGCGACGTGATCCAAATTGCCAACGTGTTTGCGGTCAACCCGCAGAACCGCCAGGCTTATGGTTCGAACAAGCCCCGCAACTTCGTGGTTCAGTCCACCGTCACCGGTTCCGGTTCGTCCACCATGCAAGTGACCGTGGTTCCCGCGATCATTACCGGTGGTCAATTCCAAAACGTGACCATTCCGACCACTTCCGCTACTGCAACGGTCACCCCGTTCAACATCGGCACGTCGGCAACTGGCACTGTCAGCCCGCAAAACATCGTGATGCACCGCAATGCGTTCACGCTGGCCACGGCTGACCTGGAACTGCCTGATGGCGTTCACTTCGCTGGCCGCGCATCCGACAAGGAACTGGGTCTTTCGATCCGCGTGGTTCGTCAGTACACGATCAACAACGACAGCATCCCGACGCGTTTGGACGTGCTGTACGGTTGGGCGCCGCTGTACCAAGAACTTGCTTGCCGTGTTGCGGCTTAACTTTGAACTAAGAAAGGAAACCAATCATGGCAAATCCAGGCCCCGCAAGTACCCAAACCAATCACCCTTCCAACCTGGCCACTAACCAGGCACTTCGCCTGTTGGCCAGCGCCCAGGGTGTCAACCTCAACAGCGTCGGTGATACCGTCGCGGCGATGGTGAACGACAGCGGCAGCGTTAGCGTTCAGTCCATCATCGTGGCCAACGCCAGCGTTGACCTGACGACCGCCCAACTGGCTGTTTACACCGGCCCTGGCGCAACCGGCACGACCATCAAGTCTGCCTATGCGCTGACCGGCAACAGCACCAGTGCCAAGGTGGTTGTCACCGCAGCAACTTCGACCGATGCAATCGACGTGGACAAACTCTACGTTCGTTGCACCACGGCCCAAGGCGCAGCGGCTACCGCCGACGTGTTCATTTACGGTTACGACCTGACTTTCCTTTCCTAATCGGAATGGAGTAATGAACAGAGGAAGCCGCCCCCAAAAGGGGTGGCTTTTTCGCTTTCAACACCTATAATTTCGCAAGAAAGGGGATTCAAATGCTGCCATCATTCAGACCCAACGGGCCAACGACCCGAATTACGGTTGCCGGAACGGCCACTACCCCCCTGCAAATCACCCCCAACACCAACGTTGAAAACAACTACGTTGCGCTGCTAAATGTCGGAACCGCGACTGTTTCCGTCAGCCTGGGGACGACTTCAGGGACGACCCCCACGCCTGTCGTTCCGCTGACTACGGCTTCGACGCCTGGTGTGGTGCTGCCACCGAACATGATTTACCCGATTGTGGTTCCCGCCCCGCGCAACAACTTTTTTGTTTCGCTGATTGGTAGTGCCGCCAACGGTGACGTGTATGTGACGCCTGTGGCCGCGGGGTAAACCATGGCCAACCAGGTCGCCAGCCAGCAGACCATCAATATCGTACCGGTTCAGGGTATCTTTGGCCCTGAGCCGACATTCACCCCGATAACGCTGGTCGGCCCCGCTGGATCGTATTTCTATCCAGTCATCAACCCTGCACAGTCAGGGTTAACCATTACGAATTCGACGATTGATTCGTCGATCATCGGTGCGAACGTCCCCGCTGCGGCGTATTTTTCGACCGCCCAAGTGGCGGCAACGCCGACCGCTGACGCCGACGTGGCCAACAAGGCTTACGTTGATTCCGTCGCGCAAGGTCTGGACATCAAGGCGTCCTGTCTTTACACCACCACCAACATCATCACGCTGTCGGGCCTTGGAACCCAGGCTGGTGGCGATTGGCCATCGACCCTGACAGCGGGTGACCGCATCCTGGTCAAAAACCAAGCCAACCAGGCGCAAAACGGCATTTACGCCGCTGCATCAAGCGGCTGGACGCGCACCGCGGACATGAACAACTGGGCCGAAGTGCCTGGCGCGTTCACGTTTATTGAGGACGGAGCGACCCTAGCATCAACGGGATGGGTCACCACCGCGGGTTCCACTGGCACGATTGGCATCACCAATATGCCCTGGACGCAGTTTTCAGGGGCTGGAACGTACACAGCAGGAAACGGGCTGCAACTGATTTCTAATGCGTTTTCGGTCAAGCTGAACGGCACGACCCTAGACGCAAGCGCCAGCGGTCTAAAGATTTCGGACACCTACCCAGGACAGACCAGCATCACAACCCTGGGCACGATTGCCACAGGTTTGTGGGCGGCTACAGATGTTGCTGTGCTGCACGGTGGTACTGGGGCATCTGATGCCGCGGGGGCTAGGGCAAACCTGTCTGCTGCCGTACTAGGGGCGAATAACGACATCACCAGTATGTCGGCCATCACGGGCGCAATAGCCACACCGACGTACATCGACTTCAACAGCACCCAAAGCCCGCTGCCGACCGACGCGACCGCAAGACTTTACTACGACAGCAACGATCAATTTCAGACCCTTGCCTTCCAGATGAACGGCAATGTGGTGCAAAAGATTGGCGAGGAGCAGTTCTATCGGATCAAGTGCCAAGGGGCCATCACCAAGGGCCAAGTGGTTTCGTTTGCCGGTACGGTTGGGGCGTCTGGTGGCCTAATTGGAAAAGCCGCCACGGGCCTGACCAAAGATCAAGGCCAATACATTCTTGGCTTGGCTGCTGAATCGGGCAACAACAACGACTGGATTTTTGTCGTTGCGTTTGGTGAGGTTAAAAACATCAACACCACAGGCGGCGCAGAAACCTGGGTTGCTGGTGACGAACTGTTCTACAACCCAGCCGTCACTGGGGGGCTGACCAAGAACAAACCCGCAGTTCCCAACGCCATCGTTTTGGTGGCCGCGGTGGTTTATGTAGGAACGTCCAACGGCATTTTGTTTGTTCGGCCTACCTACGGGTCTATTTTGGGGGGCACTGATGGAAACGTTCAATTTGGAACACTCAATAACCTTGACGTTCTCCAATACAACGGCACAGGTCAGTATTGGACAAACGCTGCCGCCAGTAGTCTATCGGTCAGCTACGCAGCCACGGCAGGAAGCGCCACCACAGCGGGAACCGCAACGAACTTGGCAGGAGGGGCCGCGGGAAGCCTACCGTATCAAACGGGTTCCGGCGCTACTACGTTCCTGGGGCTTGGAACATCCACTTTCATCTTAACGGCTGGTGCATCGGCCCCAACCTGGACAAATCCATCCAGCATCACAGTGGGAACGGCCACAAGCGCCACCAGCGCGGGCAAGGCGACGAATTTGGCGGGTGGTGCTGCTGCAAGTATTCCCTACCAGACTGCGGCTGATACAACGGCGTTTTTGGCGTCTGCTGCCGGTGATGCTGGCAAGGTGCTGCAATCCAATGGAACGTCGGCCCCATCGTGGGTCACGCCTGTGGCCTACGCAACGGTCACTGACGACACGACGACGAACGGCACCAGGTATCCGCTGTTTGCAAACCAGACCGCGGGCAACCTGTCTACCGTCTTTGCATCGTCCACCAAGTACCAGTACAACCCATCAACGGGCATTCTGACGGCCACAGGGTTTGCGGGCAACGGAGCGGGCTTGACAGGTCTTCCCGCGGGAGAACTGACCGGCACCATCCCGTCCACCGTTTTGGGCAATTCAACGCTGCACATTGGCACCACTGCGATTGCTTTGAATCGAGCCAGCGCCAGCCAGAGCCTAACCGGCGTCAACATTGACGGCAGCGCAGGGTCTGCAACGACCGCTGGCACGGCCACCAATGCGAACAACATCGCAATCACTGACGACACCAGCACCAACGCTGACTATTACCCTGTGTGGGTCACCAACAGCACGGGAAACTTGCCCGCCAAGGTGACTAGCACTAAACTAAAATTTAACCCGTCCAGCGGCGTTTTGACGACAACTGGCGGCATTGGTGGAGGCGCGTTTTGAACTACACATGGAAAATCCTTAGCATCAAGGCCAAGGATGGGCTGATTACCCAGGCGCAGTACCATGCCCGCGTGGCGCAAGATGACATGGCCGTTGAAACCGAAGGCACCTGGTTCTTCAGGGGTCAGCGTCTGGTCACGCCTTTTGAGAAGGTCACGGAAGAACAGATCGTCGGCTGGATCAAAACCGAATCAGACGGCCTGGTTGAAGCACGGATGGCGCAGCAGTTGAAGAACCTGGCCGCACGGGATGAAACACCGCTGCCTTGGATGCCCCAGGTGTTCACCCCCAAATTTGAGGAATAACTATGGCTGTTTATCTTTCACCTTTTTATGGCGTTGGTGGTCAGTTATTTGACAATAACGGAAATCCACTTGCGGGTGGCAAAATTTTCACTTATTTAGCTGGAAGCACAACGCCACAAGCCACATATACGACAAGCGCAGGAAATATTGCCCATAGCAATCCGATTGTTCTTAATGGTGCTGGACGAGTATCTGGCGGTGAAATTTGGTTATCTGAAGGAATTTCGTACAAATTTATTGTTGAAGATTCAGCAAGCAATTTAATTGGCAGTTTTGACAACATAAAAGGTATTAATCAATAG